CCGAGATCTACACTAGATCGCTCGTCGGCAGCGTCAGATGTGTATAAGAGACAGGATACAGACCGCGCACTATTATAAGGATACCAGCGGCGCTGAGGTTCTGATCGTGGCGGCTAACAGTAAGTTGTACCGACTGGATGGTACGGCCTGGACTGACGTTACGGGCACGGCTACGCCGGCTGCCGATAACTGGCAGTTTGTCAACTTCAACGGTAAGGTCGTCGGCGTGCAACAGGACGAGCCACCTATCGTTATGGATACCGTGTCTGGCACATTCGCGCCTATCGTGGCGAGCAGTGGTACTGTGCCTGAAGGTACAGCGGTACTCTCAGCGTACAGCCGCATCTGGATTGTCGACAAGGACACCCTTTATTTTTCGGATCTGCTGGACGAAACCGGCTGGGCTGCTGGTACAGCAGGTTCGCTTTTACTTAATCAGGTCTGGCCACAGGGCGTGGATACGCCCGTTGCCCTGGCGGACTTCAATGGCTTTCTCACTATATTCGGCGAGACCCAGATCGTAATATACTCTGGTCCTGACGATCCCACTTCAGCGTTTTCAGAGTTTGCGTTGGTTGAGGGCGTAGCTGGTCTAGGCTGCATCGCCCGCGACTCTGTGCAACCGGTTGGTAAAGATATAATCTTCTTGAGTGGCAACGGCCTGCGCACACTTGGCCGAGTCATCCAGGAGAAGTCAATGCCTATCACTGATGCAGCGCCGCAGGTGCGCGACTTCCTGTTGCAGCAGGCCAACGATGGCCCGCTCAGTGACATCAAGTCAGCTTACGCGCAGTTCCACGGTTTCTACATTCTGGTATTGGCTAGCACAGTATTTACCTTCGACTTGCGGCAAACACTAGAGGACGGCTCATTCAGAGTAACAGAGTGGGACCCGAACTACAGGGCAGTCGCATCTGATTCGGCTGGCAAACTGGTGCTTAACCAGGGCGCCGATATGTATCGGTACCAGGGCACACTAGACAACCAACTGTCTGACGGCTCAGGTGGGGACTCGATACGGGTTGAGTTCGAGGGTGTATGGAATGACTTCGATAAGGGAGACGGGGTTGGTGAGCGTACTAAGCACCTGAAGCGAGTTAAGATATTCGTGAATGGCGGTGCGGGCCTTCTGGTTGCATTTCGATGGTCGGTTGATTACTCATCGGTCACAGTGCAGCGCAACATTCAGATACCAGCAGGCCAGGTTCAGGCGCGTTGGGGTATTGCACGCTACTCGGTCGATTACTACTCTGGTGAATTTTCTTTCAACACGGCGTCCGCGAACGCTAGCCGTTCTGGTCAGGTGGTCAAGGTTGGCCTGATAGCCGATATAGACGACGTACCATTTGCACTTGATCGGATCACGATTTACGCTACTGTAGGAAAACTAACACTATGAGCGACTATACTAAAATCACGGACTTCTCACAGAAGGACGTGGTGCAGGCACTGATTGAGGGCGTGGACTTTGATAATGAGTTCAGTGCCGTTGCGGCTGCGAGTGCGACCAAAACTGACAAGATTGCGCCGGCTGCAGCAGACTCCCTAGCAGGACTTAATGCTTCTGGCAACCTGACTGACTCTGGGATTCTTATCTCTAATATTCAAGCTGCACAGGGAGTCGTAACGGGGTCGGTCTTTGCCTATGCTGGGAACTCGCCCCCTGCTGGTTTCCTATTTGCGGATGGCAGCTCCGAGCTGACAGCAAGCTACCCAGACCTGTTCGGTGTGATAGGCTACACGTATGGTGGAAGCGGCACTAACTTCAATATGCCCGATCTGCGGGGCCGTGTGGCAGCCGGTAGGGATAACATGGGAGGCACGTCAGCCAACCGCATTACCAATTCGCAGGCTGACAGTCTTGGCGGTTCGATGGGTGAGGAGTTGCATGCCTTAACGCAGTCCGAAGGCCCAGTGCACAACCATGGTGGGGCAACTGGTGCTGCTGGTGGGCATTCCCACTCTGGCGGTGTGACCTCTACTGACGGTGACCAGGGCGGCGGCGGAAGTGCAGCAGCCAGACAGACTGGTAGCACAGGCTCGGTAGGAAATCACACGCACTCGATCACAGCATCAGGTAGCGGCACGGCGCACAACAACGTGCAGCCAACACTCTTCTTGCACTACATCATCAAGACATAAGGGGGACCTATGGGACTTTTCGGTGGTGGTGGCAACCAGGCTCGTCGAGCAGGCGAGCAGGCTGCCAAGAACATATCATTCACCCCGCAGGCCCTGAATCTTGCGGGTGTGGGATCGGTCGGGGTCAACCAGGTCGGCGATAACTTCGGACTTGACTTACAATTACCAGGACAAGTACGTGATATTCAGAACACTCTTTTCGGTGGGGCTGACCCAGCTCTTTCGGCTGCAGGTGGCCTGGTTGGGCCAGCAGCCGCTAATGCCCAAAGTCTATTCGGCGCCGGAGGACAAGCACTTTCGTCACTCGGTTCGTTCGACCCCCTCACGGCGGCGTCGGATCAATTCAAGCGGCTCGAAGGAATACTCAACCCGATTAGAGAACGGGAAACCGCTGGCCTTGAGGCGCGTCTTGCAAGACAGGGCATCCTTGGCGGCACGAGCGGCATCAACCGACTAGGCGAACGATCAGCAGCGATTGAGCGTGAGCGGCAGATGGCTCTGCTGAACCAGTTCCAGGCTGCCCAGCAGGCCCAGGGTAACCTAGCGGGCCTGGGAGTCGGCCTTACGCAGGCCGGCCAGGGTATCGGTGACAGCCTGTTTGGGCGTGGCGTCCAGTCGGCGCAAGCTGGCCAGCAGTTGTCTGGCCCTCTGCTGCAGTTGCTCGGCCAATCAGCAAATATAGGCCAGGCCAGCACAGCAGCGGATATTGCTAAGTCAAACGCGATCACAGGCTTTAACCAGCAGCAGGCGGGTAGCGGAGGCGGTGGCCTGGGTGGTGCCCTAAGCGGTCTCGCTGGCGGTGCTCTTGGCTCGTTCTTGGGACCGGCTGGTACGGCAGCAGGCGCTGCCCTTGGTGGCCTATTCGGTGATGGAGGCGGCGGCGCGCCGGCTGGTGGCGGCGGTCTGTTCACAGGCGGTGGTGGCGGCGGCGGATTGTTCGGAATTGACACCTTCGGATTTCAGGGGCTTAACAACTAATGGCAAATGGAAAAGGGTTATTCGGGCTGGCGGGAGCCAGCCTACCAGACACTGAGCGCCGCGTAGGGCGGCGGCTCGTTGAGGAGCAAACGCAGCGCCAACAGGAGCTTCTTGATACTCTGCTCGCAGGGGCAGGGTCCCAGGAAGAAAGGCTGGGGCTGATGGTCGGCTCGTCCTTCGGGGGCGGGCTGGCCAGGGGTCTCTTCGGGGATCAGGTAGACGAGCAAGTTGCCAAGGACCCGGACGTGCTAGCAGCGCGGGAAAGCATGGATCTGGCACGGCAGATGCAGGCCCTGACTGAGGGTGAGGCGGGCGCACAGGCCGGCTCAGCGGACTTCTTTCTGAAGGCAGCCCAGATTGCCAGTGGCGCTGGAAGACCAGCTATGGCGCTCCAGCTTGGCCAGCAGGCAGCTAACAAGCAGCAGGAGGAGGTTGCACTCGCAGCCAAGACCGAGAAGGAGGCCGGCGAGCAGCGACGGGCAGAGTTCAACACCCTGCCTACCGATGCGAAGCTCATCACGATTGCGGAGGACCCCACTGTCCTGACGGACGTGCGGCCTGGCATCACGCCGGAGCAGGCTACTGCTATACAGGCAGAAGTACAGCAGGTGGTGGATACGCGCCGGCTCAAGAACATAGCCGAGCTGAACAAGGTAAGGCCACCTAGAGTGACGAAGCCGACCAGTGTTGACGTAGACCAGACGGGCGCCCTGTTGACAGATGCGGGCCTGGGGCCAGACGCCTTTACCAAATGGTTCGGCACGCGAAACGATCCAGAGCAGTTCGGGCAATTCGCAGTCAAGATGACTGACCAGATTGTAGCCGAGCAGGACCAGGCGGCGAAGGCTGGAGAAAGACTGAGCCGGGGCCAGATCATCCAGGACATCAAGGCCGACATGGAAGCACAAGGGGGGCTTACCATTGAGGGTGGTGACGTGACCAACGTCGATTCGACGATCCTCAATCGGGTATTCAAGGACAGACTTTCCGGGCAGGAAACCACAAACGACGGTGCGCCGACGAAACGCAAGGGCGTGCTCAAACTATAAGGAGCCAGAATGGCTACAGTTATTCAGACGGTACAATTACCGGATGGGACTTTGCAAGACGTTGAGGTCCCGGAGGAGTGGACGCCTGACCAGATCCGCACTAACCTGCGCGGCTCAGATTTCTTCACACAAAACTTCCCCGCGGCGACGGCTGACGAGCAGCCCGCAGAGGATCCGGGAGTCGCCCAACGCTTTGCGTTTGGCGCACTCCAGCAGTCAGGTCTCATCGAAGAGGCTGCCAACTTGATCGAGCAGAAGGTAACGCCGAAGCAGCCAGCACAGCAGGTGCCGGCTACTGAGGTTGACCTTGCCTCTGAGATCCCAACGCCCCCCGGCGAGCAGCCGGTGGCGCCTGGAAGCCTGGGAACGGCGACTCTGCCTGGATTTGAGATCCCGGCAGTCACTGAGGAATCAATCAGGGCCAGGCAGGATGCCGATAAGACGACTGCCCTGAGATCCACCTTCCCAGATATCGCCGGCACCGAGTTCGAGAACACCACAGCCGCAGAGGTTGGGCGTGTCGCGCGCTTGATGACGGACCTTCTCACATTCCCACTTCCTACTGCACAGAGCGTGCAGCTTGCCAACCAGGTCCGCAGCGGAGCGCGCATCCTGGGGACTTCAGCCGGTAGAGCGCAGCTTGCACGCGCCGCAACCGAGGCCGGGGTAGGGGTAGGTTTGTTCGGAGCAGCGGACGAGACGATCCGCAATCTGGCGGATACTGGCGCCATCAACCCAGGCCAGGTTGGCACAGCTATGCTGATTGCCGGCGCGGGCGGCGCTATTGCTGGCCCGCTACTGGCCGCTGGTGGCGGCAAGTTCGCCAGGTGGCTGGACCAGCGTGTGGCGAAGGGCGACCGGCTGGCGCCGATCCAGGTCCGCAAGGACGTGGAGGCGGCTACTGGGCGGGTCCTCTCCAGGGAGGAAGCGCAGCAGTTGATCGAGGGAATCGAACGTACCACCAGCAATACCAAGGTAGAGCGCGAACAGCTCGACCAGCTCCTTGGCGTGCAGCCGCAGGACAAGAAGGCCACTAAGGCCAGGCGTGCCCAGGCCAGGGCAGCCTTCAAGGAGGATCCAGGCATGGCGGACCAGCTCGCCAGGGATGCAGACGAGATTACTGCTGTGAACGCCATCAATGCCGCCAAGGCATCGGGACCAGTACGAGATCAGCTCCTTGATGGAGCATTCCAGCGCGCTGGTGGCACTTTCGAGGGACGCGGCGTTGACATTGACCAGCTTAGGGCGCAACTACCCAACCTATCCAGAGCCGAGCAGGACGAGCTACTGGCGCGTGCTCAGCAGCAGGGCCGCGGCGCGTTCTACGCCCAGGAAAACCCGCGTGCGCTACGACCAGCGACTAGGGAGGCCGCGCTCAACGTAGCCGGCGAGGACTTACACCGTATATACCTGGAATCACCAGCAAGTATCCCAGATAAGATCGTACCAGAGGCGATCAAGCGCAGGGAGCGAGCGAAGGTGGTGGTCGCACAGGGCCGCAACGAGCTTAGCAATACCCAAGCCAGGCCAGAGGCCGTTGAGGCCACTGAGCAGCGTGTGAGGAGCCAGGAGGGGGCAGGATTGCAGGCCGGGACGCGCATACCCAGGACAAAGGAAGGGAAGGTGCGAGGATTCTGGAAACCGCTCAATGACGTGATCGGCAGGATCGAGAACCTGTCGCCGGAGCTAGCCATAGGTGTGCGTCGGGTGACGCAGCGCACCGCGTCGAACTCAGCGGATTCAGTTAATCGGATCGACCGCTTCTATAAGTCGCCTCAGTACGAAGCTCTCAGACGCAAGGACAAGCAGGATCTGGCCAAGGCCCTCCGTAATGAGGATCTGAGTCAGGCACATGGTATTATGGCCAAGTCACCAGGTCTCAACGAGCTGTACAACGAGAATATATTTAAGATGCTTTCGGAGACACAGCCTGTACGCCGTGCTGGCGGGGCAGAGGGATTCCGTGCTAGTTTCATGCCCAGATTGGTCAAGAGCGTGCCCAAATTGAGAAGGAGAATGGGCCGCGAGCAGCGGTCAAGGTTGGACAACCTAGTGGCTGCAGCCGAACGCCAGAAGGGTAGACCATTAGACGAGTTTGAACTTGCTGGTATCTACAACCAGGTGATTGGTGGTAGGCCACTCAAGACAGACCGCTCTCGTAGAATCAAAGAAATCAAGGACCAGGATCACGACCTGTATGAAGATAACCGCGATGCCCTGATTAGCTACATGCACCGGCACGCGGAGAACGTGGCGACCAGGGACTTCTTCAAGGAGAACCTGGGGCGAGACGTGCCGCTGGGCCAGTCGGTCGACGAGAACAACATTGGAAAACTGCTGGCTGACGCCAGGATGTCCGGCAATCTGCAGGACTCCGACATTAGTGAGCTAGCGGATCTGCTCGGGTCGCACTTCGGCGTGGCCCGCCAGGGACCGAGCGTTGCGCGCAGACGATTCAAGGACTTGTTCACGGGGGCCACGCTGGGCTTTAATCCCAGCTCCACCGTTACGCAGATCGGGGACATCGCGCCCGTCCTTAACCGCATGGGAGTGCGTAACACAGTATCGGCCTTGCTCGGCCCGAAGCGGGTTAATGTTTACGATGTCGGTGTGCGCGAGGCAGCCAAGGAGCTGCGAACCCCAAGAGGGACAGCGAAGTTCGTGCGCTCTGGGCTAAAGGCTATGGGCTTCGACCAGCTCGACAAGCTCGCCGGCAACACGGCGGTTAACGCCAGTCTCAAGAAGTGGTTCAACAACGCCAAGAAGAATCCAGCAGCGACCCGGAAGGAACTAGAGCCGCTGTACGGTGAGGGGACGGACGCCCTTATGGTTGACCTTGCTGATCGGAAGATCAGCGACGATGTGAAGACTCTGCTGCTCTGGGACGTAGGTAAGATCCGACCGGTTGGCCGGGAGGATATGCCGCTCAGCTTTCAGAAGAATCCGAACGGGCGCGTGTATTACTCGCTGTTGAGCTGGACACTCAAACAGCTTAACTTCCTGCGGAACGAGGCAGTAGCTGACATTGGAAAGGGTAAGGTCGTGAAGGGAACCAAGGATATTATAAAGTTGGGCCTGCTCATGGGTATGGCGAACATGCCGGCGAACGTAGTAAAGGACGTGCTCACTGGGCGTGATGTAGAGCCGGAGCAGTCGTTTGTAGAAGGGATGCTGTCGCTGGGTATGACCAGCAAGTTCATTATCGACGCCCTGAACAGAGGTCAGGGCGAGGCTGCTATTGCAAGCGCAGTGCCAGTACTTGGCATCACTGGCGACGCGGCGGTAGGTGTGTGGCAGGCCCTGCGCGATGGAGATCCAGTGAAGTTTCTGACAGCTACTCCGACTGGACGAGCCTTACACAACATCTTTGGGAACGGAACAGCCGGCGACCTGGCGAGTAGCATAGGAAGCGTGGTGATCCCGGAGGCAGGAGCTGCCGTCAACGAGGTGCCGGACGGCGAGACTGATCCGGCGCAGGCGGTGCTGCCGCCCACGGCCAGGGATGTCCCGCGTGATGTCATCAAGTCGTTCGAGAACCCACGGCAGGTAGGCCGGCAGGCCAATGGCCTCTGGCTTCCGCATAAAAGTATCGAGGGCGGTACGGACACGTTGGGGTATGGGCATAAGCTGACTGCTGCGGAGAATAGCAGTGGTAAACTCCGCATAGATGGTGAACCTGTCTCTTATACACATCTGACGCTGCCGACGAGCGATCTAGTGTAGATCTCGGTGG